CTATTAAAATTTTTGAAGTCTTTTGAAACAGAAAATTTATACTTAGTCGGTGATATAATTGATGGCTGGGCTTTACAAAGAAATCACTTTTGGTCTATTGACCAGCCTGAGATCATTCGAAGAATATTAAAAATTTCAGAAAAGTCCACTGTTACTTATATAGCAGGCAATCATGACGAGTTTGTCAGGCCTTTTTTCAAATATGATTTTAGCTTTGGTAACCTTCACATTGTAGATTCTTGCACTTATACAAGCGTCAGTGGAAAAAATATTTTTGTTGTGCACGGTGATAGGTGGGATTGGATAAGATATATTCCAACTTGGTTTATTAATTTTTTAGGAAAATTTACTGATTGGGCAGAAGTTTCTGAAGAGTCAAGTTCAACGATTAAAAGAGTTGCTCGAACATCAATGACGGAAAAACTAATTAAAAAGCACATTAAAGGGAAATACGATGCCGTTATATGTGGACATACGCATTTCCCTAAAATGGAAGATTCTTATATGAATTGCGGCGATTGGAAAAAAAATTGTACCGCAATTGTTGAACATTTAGATGGAACTTTTGAGTTAGTTTATTATCCATGATATATAACTCATGTGGTTATATAAAAACAAAACATTCGATGAAACGCCTGAAGAATATCAAGGGTTTGTCTATTTAATTACAGAAGTAGATACAGGTAAAAAATACATTGGCAAAAAGAATTTCTGGAAACCCAAGACTTTGCCTATCACGAAAACTCGTAAAAGGAGGGTCAAGACTCGTGTTGAGTCTGATTGGAGAACCTACTGCGGAAGCTCCGTTACAGTTCAGAACCTCGTCGAAGAACAAGGTATTGACGGTTTCAAAAGAGAAATCTTAAGACTATGTAAGACTAAAGGTGAAATGTCTTACTTTGAAGCAAAGGAACAATTTGATAGAGATGTCTTATTTTCCGATGAATATTATAATGAATTTATAGGATGTAAAATACATGCAAAACATGTCAAGCTTTAAGTATGTTACTCGAAACAGCGTTGATTTTGCTTTACAAATAAATGAAAATCCAGAGCTTGAAGAGCATGAAGTACATGGCCAATTTTATTGGAAAATTAAAAACGTATTCAAACATCCTGAAAAGGCTATTGAATACTTGCAAAACTGGCCAGTGCTTATTCCACCAAATTACACATACACGCCAGGTGGAAGGCAAAACTTCACACCAATTGATGTTGCACCTCTTGTAAAGGCTTATGCTGCTATAGGAGAAGCTATAACAGGAGATCAATATAATCCTGCCTCATTCATTACTTCATCAAATGTAGTAGACAAAGATACCAAATGCTGGGAAGGCTCTTGGCACCCTCATACAGATCACGATATGGTGTTTAATCTTTGGTTGTGTAAATGGACCGAAGGAACCGGGCTCTACACATACAAAGGATTTTATGATAGTAGAGATTATGATGGAACTCCTGACCAAAAGCTAAACACAAATAAAATTTCATCATGGCAAAATCATTGGTCAGGCGATGATTATGAACATTATCATACTCTGACTTGTGAGTACAATAGCTTATACGTTTATAACGGTAAGCTGTTTCATGGAACGATTATGGGAACTGGAGAAGGCCCTCGATATTCGCTTATTTCATTTTATAGACCAAAAGAATCATTTTAATGGTTTACTTTTTAAGAAAACTGTGGTATAATAAATCTATAAAATGGAAAAAGGCTTAAATTATGATTCTTATTGACTACAACGCCATTGCTATTGGCAACATCATTACTCAAAAATTAGACATTGACGAAAATTTAATTCGTCATATGATTCTTAATTCTATACGTATGTATCGTAAACGCTTCCATAAAGAATATGGCGAAGTTGTTATTGTTGCTGATGGTGGTGCCAACTGGCGCAAAGACGTATTTCCTCAATATAAGTACAAGCGCCGTGAAGGTCGTGAAGAATCTAGCTTAGATTGGAATGAAATCTTTCGTATTATCAATAATGTACGTGAAGAAATTAAAGAAAATTTTCCATATAAAGTAGTTCATGTATGGGAATGTGAAGCCGATGATGCTATCGCACACATTGCGTATAACACTCAAGAATTTGGTGAATATGAACCAGTAATGATTATTTCTGCTGATAAGGATTTTGCTCAATTACAAACCTTGTCTAATGTTAAACAATATTCTCCTATGACTAAAAAGTTTATTGTTGAAGAAAATCCACGTTATCAGCTTATGAATTTGATCTTATCTGGCGATGGTTCAGATGGTGTACCTAATGTTCTTTCAGATGACGATTGTTTTGTTGAAGGTCGTAGACAAACTCCATTAACTAAGAAAAAGAAAGAAGCCATTATGGCTGACATTGAAGACGGTGAGTTGTTATATGCAGCTTCATGGTATCGTAATTACTGCCGCAATAAACAGCTAATTGATCTTAAAGAAACACCTAAGCCTGTAGTCGAAAAAATTATAAATACATTTAAGGAACAGGATCCTTGGAAAAACAAAGGTAAAGTGTTTCCTTATTTAGTTGAGAAGAAGCTTAAACTTCTTCTAGAATCTGTAGAGGAGTTTATTTAGATTATGAATTTGATGATTCATGAGATTATTGATTCTGCTTCAAAAAAACGTACGAAGGCAGAAAAAATACAAGTTTTACAAGAAAATAATTCACCGGCTCTTAGAGACATTTTAAGAGGAACATACGACCAAAAGATTAGATGGAATCTTCCAGCAGGAAAACCTCCATATCGTCCAGCACCAGCACATGCAGCACCATCAAATCTTCTTAGAGAAAATAAGAAATTTGGCTATTTTGTTGTTGGTGGTCCTGACATGATGAAGGCTAAGCGGGAAAGAATATTCATTGAAATTCTTGAGGGAGTTCACCCATTAGACGCGGAGTTAGTTATTAGCATGATTAACAAAGAACCTATTAACGGCATTAGCCGTGCAGTTATAGATGAGGCATTTCCAGGATTATGTACGCCTGAACAGAATTAAATCCGTGTTGCCAACCTCAAATCAAATGCATCATTCTTCCGGTTTTCTGGAGGGACGGTGCATTTTTACTTTAAGGAGTAAAGATGCCTATTATTCAGTTTGAACGTTTAAGAAAAGACATTAAAAATCTTGAAGAATATGAACATAAACTTCGTAAAAAAGGAAAAAACGATTTACTGAAAAAAGTATCACAAAAGAAAGAATATCTAAAGGCACACCTTCAGGAGGCACTATCAGCATAAAATGGTTTACAAAGCTCCCATAATTTGGTATAATAATACTATGATTATGGGAGTTTTATTATGAATCTATTCATCCTTGACACCGATCCGGTAGTTGCTGCTCAACAGCAGTGTGACAAACACGTACCTAAAATGATTGTTGAATCTGGCCAAATGTTATCAACGGCTCATCGTATGCTTGATGGCGTCCAAGAACGTAGGCCATCAAAATCTGGTAAGACTATGGTTAAATACTGGAAGCTTGGCAACAATCATTTTGAATCCATGCTTTACAAAGCTGTACATATGGGTCATCCTTGTACTGTATGGACAATGGAAAGCTCAGAAAATTACAAGTGGCACTACGCTCACTTTACTGCTCTTTGCGACGAATATACATATCGCTATGGTAAGATACATAAGACTGATCGTGAGTTACGTGATATTTTATCAACACTACCTTTGAATATTCCGTATGGCAATCTAACCGAATTCAAGCTTGCTATGAAATCTAATCCTGAATGTATTGCTCTTGGCGATCCTGTCAAAGCTTATCAAGCATTCTATCAAACTAAACAAGAAAGATTCAATATGGTATGGACTAAACGTGACCAGCCATCATGGTTTGAAAGGATTTGCGCGTGAATTATATCTTTGATGTAGACGGCACACTTACCCCTAGCCGTCAAAGTATGGATGAAGGGTTTGCTTCATTCTTTATTGAGTGGATGAAAGACAAAAAGGTTTACCTTGCAACTGGCTCAGACTATCCTAAAACAGCTGAGCAAGTTCCTGAAGAAATCTTGCATGCATGTAAAGAAGTATATTGCTGTGCTGGCAATCAGATAGTTCACAAGGGAGAGATTATAAGAGAGTCAGATTGGACACTGCCCACCGTGTGCATCGAGTTCCTTGAGCCGTATATCTATTCATCACAGTTCCCTGAGCGCACTGGACAACATATTGAACATAGAACTGGTATGACTAACTTCTCTGTTGTTGGTCGTGGCGCCAATATGGAACAAAGAAAAGCATATGAAGAGTTTGATGAAGTAAATAAAGAACGTGAAACAATCGCGGAGCTTTTCAATCAACAGTTCCGGCATTTGGGAGTTAGAGCTCAGGTCGCAGGTGCCACAGGTATAGATATTATGAGAAACTGCGATGATAAGGCTCAAATCGCTGGATTCATGAATGGTCCTATTACGTTCTATGGCGATAAGATGGAAGCCGGTGGGAATGATTTTCCATTGGCTCAAGCTATTAAGAATCGCCCTGGTTCTCAGTCTATTATGGTCACAAGCTGGAAAGATACTTATGGCCAATTACAAAGTCAAGAAAGCTAACACTTATATATAATAATTTGGAGTTATTATGCCTAATTACTCATTCTATAACACCGAAACAGGTGAAATGGAAACACATAGTATGAAAATTGCTGAGAAGGATGCATTTAGTAAAAATAATCCACACTTAGAACAAAGGATTACATCACCTCCAGGAACTGTGAGTCAAGCTAAAGAAACGCTTGCTAGAACAAGTGAAGATTGGAGACAGCATCTAAAAAATATTAAAGATAATAACGGCTCTGGCACAAACGTAAAAACATATTGAGGCAATAATGAAACCAAGAGAAGGCAGAGGTAGCAACAGTGGAGCTACTGTACGCGTAAGTGATTTATATGAGTTTGATCCAATCACAAAAAACCAAGAAGAAGCTTTTGCTTCTTGGGATGATGGTGATAACTTAGTTTTAGCTGGCAGTGCCGGAACAGGTAAAACCTTTATAGCATGTTATTTAGGGCTAGAGGCTGTTCTTGAAAAAGAATACCAAAAGCTTGTTATAGTAAGATCTGTTGTGCCTGTAAGAGAAATGGGATTTTTACCAGGCTCAGCCGATGAAAAAAAGGATGTTTTTTCAGCGCCGTATAGAGCTATTTTTTCTGAAGTTCTTGGCGATTTAGCCGGATATAACAAGTTAATTAATAGTAAACTTGTTGAATTTGAATCTACATCATTTATTCGCGGTATTACGTATGACAATGCAGTTATTATTGTAGATGAAATGCAAAACATGAACTTTCATGAACTTGATTCTATTATAACTCGTGTTGGTAATAACTGCAGAATTATATTTTCTGGTGACTATCGCCAGACAGATTTTAAGTATCAGGATGAGAAGGATGGTATTCTTCAATTCCTTAACATTGTAGAAAGATTAAATAATTTTACTGTCGTAAATTTTGGCTGGGACGATATCGTAAGATCAGATTTTGTTCGAGACTATATTATGACAAAAGAAATGCTAGGTTATTAGGAGACAAACATGGCAGCAGAAAGTTGGGAACGCGCGCTTAAACAAGTTTTAAGTCATGAAGGTGGTTATGTTGACCATCCGAAAGATCCAGGCGGCGCAACAAATTTAGGAGTTACCAAAAAAGTCTATGAAGATTTTGTTGGTAGGGATGTTAGTAAAGAAGAAATGAAGACTTTAACAGTTGAAGATGTAAAAGAATTATATCGCACCAACTATTGGAATCTTGTTCGAGGCAATGACTTACCGGTCGGTGTTGACTATGCAGTGTTTGACTATGCTGTAAATAGCGGCGGTGGTAGAGCTGCACGCCACTTACAAGAAGTGGTAGAAACAACTGTTGATGGCGGCATTGGTCCAATGACTATTGCTGCAGTTGATGCTTTTGTAGAAGAGCATGGTGCGCTTGAATTGGTTGATCGCTTGCTAACAAAGCGTATGAATTTCTTAAAAAGTTTATCTCATTTTGAAACCTTTGGTAAAGGTTGGACAAGACGAGTTAACCAGGTTTGGCGTGATGCTGAACTGTTTATCGAGCCTGACAATCAAAAAAAAACTTTGAATGGCTAGATGAAATACGCGCAAATAGGTCACTAAAAGGCCCATCAGCAAAAAGACCCGACCGTGGGAAAAAAATGGGCCGTAGAGACCGAGCACTAATATTTCCAAATAAGTATAGTTGAGGTAAGTAACATGGCAAAGTTTACCAGATTCGATGCCAGGAATAAGAAAAAAGGTAGACACAAATCTCAGGTGATTGAAGGAAAATTGCCTAAAATTAAAAAATGCGGAAGTGAAAAATATGTTCATACACAACCCAGTCGATCTAGGGTATCATGACCTAGAGGCTGACACAACTCAGAAGGGGCGAACCTACACCGCCCCTGATGGAGCAAAATATCCTTCTATTACGACGGTACTTTCAATCCTTTCTGAGGATTCTATTAGGGCATGGCGAGCAAGAGTGGGAGAAGAGGCCGCTAATAGCATTAGCTTTAGAGCTTCTAGTCGCGGTACTTCTGTACATAGTATTGTCGAAAAGTACTTAAAAAACGAAGATACTAGCGAATTTTTACCACATATTCAAAGCAGCTTAAAAAATCTTAGACCAATTCTTGATCAAAGAATTGGTACAATATTTGGACTTGAAGTTCCTTTATATAGCAAATATCTTGGAGTAGCGGGTCGAGTAGACTGTGTGGCAGAATTTGATGGTGTACCCTCCATTATAGATTTCAAAACATCCAAAAGAATTAAGAAAAAAGAAAATATATCCAATTACTTTGCTCAAATGGCAGGGTACGCTGTCATGTGGGAAGAGCGGACAGGAATGCCAATTGTAAACACAGTAGTTATTATGGATGTGGATTATGAAGCACCTCTTGTTTTCAAAGAACACCGAGATAACCACATCAAGCTTTTACAAGATACAATTTCTGAGTACAATACAAGAAAGCTCTTTGGATAGAAAAAAAAGTGAAAAAAAGTGAAAAAAAGTGCATTTAATGGTTTACTTTTCAAAAGAAATGGTGTATAATAGATCTATAAAATGGAAAAGGAACTAAATATGTTTTACAAAGAACTCTTCTCAAACGACTCAGAATATCTTCGCTATGATGGCGAGATTGTTGCTCGGTTTAAGTACACCGGAGGCCCTTTCACTAAGGCAAAATTCAAAAAGTTTTTGATCAACTCTGGTCTTACTCCTAAATCATACCGCGAAATGCGCCAATCTGGTATCGCACCATTGGATGTATGGGAGCAGCTTAATCCTTCATCTTATAATGCAGTTATTGAAGCATGGAGGGCAAAGAAATGAGAATAAAAGGTGCAATGACAATTTTGAATAAACGTGCTGAATTTTATGGTGTAACCTTAGATCAGTTGATTGAATGGTTTGATGGCGACGGGCCAATGCAAATCAAAAACGAAATACTTAGCGTTATTCAAGCGTATGAAGTTTATAAAAAGGAACAGGGTTATGTTTGGTCCGGTGTAAACTTTGAAACTTGGGTAAAGAAGGAGACTGCTTAATGGCAAACATTTATTTAGACATGGACGGCGTTATCGCAGACTTCTTCGGCTTCTGGGCTGACAGCTGCGGAGTATCTCACTGGAAATCTATCAAAGAAAAAGAAAAAACTTTGATGGATTTGCACAATACAGATTTCTTCAATAAACTTCCAACGTTTAACTTAGAAGTTTTTGATGATTCAGGTGTATATGCCGTAATTGATGGTTCAGAACAAATTGTTGAAACTGTCAAAAGTTTAGCCAATGAAAATGATTTAGGTTGGGGCATTTGCTCATCACCTCTACGCGGTGACATTCACAACTCAGCCTATTGGAAAAGAGTTTGGCTAGAACGCCACGGATGGTTACCAGACGATTTAGAAAATCTAATTTTTACTAGTAACAAACATAAGTATGCTAGGTGTCCTCTTAAAGGTACACCAAACATTCTTATTGATGATAAACCTGATAATATTCGCCAGTGGATTGAGCACGGTGGAATTGGCATTAGGTTTCAAGCAGATAAGGACGATATAGTTGAATACCTATTGGAAGACAAGCTTCCAGCAGCTATTAAAGAACTTAAGTCCTTTCAATAGGAAAGCTAAATGAAACAATTAATATTTCAAGTTTATGTTGGCAAAAGGTCAGCGCTGTATGATCATTGTACAGCGTCTGTTGCCGCATATTGCAATGAGCATAACATTGACCACATTGTCTTAACTAAGCCTAAGCTTATGATAAGGCCAGATCCTTTTAATACTGGTCGAAGTAGAGAGGCTGTAGATCGATTAGGCTATCTTCCAATTTTTGAAAAGGAAGTGGCCTTTGAGTACTTTGATGATTATGATCAAATTGCAATTGTCGATTCTGATATTTGGATTCGACCTAACTCTCCTAATATTTTTGATGAATTACCTTTAGAATATGACTTTGGTGCGGTGGCTGAACGTGAAATGCCTATCACACAGCAGTACGCTAAAAAGATTATAAATTATTCACAGATGCAATATGGTAAGCTGCACGGTAGAGTAGACTTTAAGCCTAATGATCTAGGGTTTGAATTTTATAATATGGGGCTTATGGTTATGAATAAAAGCTTTGCTAAGCACCTAAAAGGTATGAGTCCTAAACAATGGATTACACAACCTGCATTCAAAGATTTTGTTGACGGTGTAGGTACTTGGAAATGGTCAACAGATCAAACGCTTTTGAATTATTTTATGAAAGCTGCAAATGTAAAAGTAAAAAATATGGATTGGCGGTGGAATGGTTTATTTACCGCTAACAACAGGATTAATGAGTGTAATTTTGTACACTTCTTTTTGAAAGACAAATTGCCAAATAAAGGTGAAAACGTCGAGGAATTAATGAAACATGTCTAAAACTATTTTTGTCCACATTCCTAAAAACGCTGGTATGACTGTACGTCACAGCACACAATTAAGGGATAAGATATTAATCAACTCTCCTGATCGTCACAAGAGCCGAACCTATACCAAAGGGTTGCATGAACAAATGGCAAAGACTGGCGATCATCACGGTAACGAGCATGCACGTTGGAGAGATTTGGATGAGGATTACCGTGAGTCCTATCCTGCCTTTGCTATTATTAGAAACCCTTGGGATCGTGTAGTTTCAAGATACTTTTTTGCAAAAAAGGTTATTGAGGTAGAAAGAAAAGAAAATTCTACATATGCAGACGTTTCATCTTTTGAGGCATTTCTTGAAGAAAGACATAAATGGGGTGGTGTGGAGTATATGTGGCACCGTGCTGTTAGAGGCTGGTATCCAGCAATGGATCACATTACAGACGAAGATGGCAATGTAAAATGCGATTGCTTACGATTAGAAAATCTAAATAATGACTTAATTGATTATTTTGATCTTCAAAACATGTCAAGAGCTAGAAACGTGACGGCGCTAAATAATGGTAGCTATATGGATTTATATACGCCTGAGACAATTCAAATTATTGCGGATTGGTACAAAGCAGACATTGATTATTTTGGATTTGACTTTGATACACCTGCACAGAAAAATTATTGGAGTAAGTAATGCTAGCTGAACTTTTTGACAAATACAAATGCGATAAGCATATGAAACACAAGTATGATACTGTGTATGAGCCTTTGTTTGAAAAGCATAAGGATGATGAAATCAACATCCTTGAAATTGGAATATTCAAAGGTGCTAGTACTATGGCGCTACTTGACTATTTTCCTAATGCACAGATTCATTGTATTGACGTTTTTACAAGAGTAGCTATGCAAGATACTCTTTGCTATGGAAGAGATAGAGTTCATCTTTTGAAAGGTGATTCTCAAAATATGGCCATCGGTCCACGAATGCACTCAAAATGGGGTGCACTAAAATTTGATATTATTATTGACGATGCAATGCATACACCTGCAGCAAACATGAAAACATTAAATGCAATTTTGCCTCATTTGGCTGAAGGCGGTACATATTATATTGAAGATGTTTGGCCATTAGAATCTATGACATCAGAAGAATTATCGCACCCTTGGCTTAAGCGTAATGCGCATGCCTATGGTGCATTAGACAATGAAATGTTTTTACAGGCGCTTGAAAAAACAAAAAAGAAAATTACTAGACATGACTTGCGTTCAAAAACAGGCCAACCAGATTCTTACATTATTGAACTAAACTAGGAGCTTTGTAATGAAAGCAAAAATCATCACGTTAAAAGGTCATGCAGCCAGTGAAACTGCAGCATCCAATTGCATAGAAAGTAGCAAAAAATTACATAACCCTTTTGAGGTTGAAAGCTTTTCTGCTGTGTTGCCTGAAGAAGTTCCTCATATTATGAATAGTAATATGATTCAATGGACATATCCTCTTGAAGGTCAGCGAGATGATTTTGGTACAGGGCTAAAACTTACAGCTTATCGTACAGCAGTACCAGAAAAACGTATTGCTTGCTTTTTGTCTCACTGGAAGCTTTGGAATGAAGTTGTTGAAACTGATGAGCCAATGTTAATTCTTGAGCATGATGCAAGGTTTGTTCGCCACCTAGATCCTACCTATATTGTTGATAGCCAATATGACATTGTAGGACTTAATGATCCAATTGGTGCTACTCGTAGAGCTAGAACATACAAGGATATGATCCAAAGAGAAAAAGAAAAGGATATTATTCCAGTACCTCGTGTTGATGAGTTCAACGTTCCTCAAGGGTTGGCCGGAAATAGTGCATATATAATTAAGCCTGCTGGAGCAAAACAGTTATTAAATGTGATGAAAGAAACTGGCATTTGGCCAAATGATGCTTTAATGTGCTATCAGCTGATTAAAAATCTAGGCGTGACTACACAATTTTATACGACAACTCAGCCTATGGAGTCAACAACAACATTATGATGGACGCATACGTAATCTGTATTAAGAATAATGAAAAATCTATGAGTGCCGCTGAGCGGTGTATGCAATCAGGTAACAAATACGGGTTTCCTATTAAAGAATATCATGCATATACTCCAGAAGACAATCCTATTAAAATCTTAAATGAAGAAAAGGGTGTGTCTACAGTAGCGCTTGATGAAGAGTACTCTCGTACTGAAAACTGTGCAGCAGCATTTCTTAGTCATTTTAGTTTATGGGAAAAAACTCTTGAAATAAATCGGCCAATTGCAGTATTTGAACATGACGCGGTTTTGGTTGGTCCTTTGGATGAGCGTCTGACAAATGGTTTTGGATATAAGCAAATGATTTCCATTGGACGACCAAGCTATGGTAATTTTAGGACACCTCAATTTATTGGATGTGGTCCATTGACAAGTAAAAATTATTTTCCAGGCGCTCATGCTTATTTAATTAAACCAGCCGCAGCACGTACTCTTATTGCTATGGCAAGAAAAGGTGGAGCATTTCCAACAGACGTGTTCCTTGATAAAAGAAGGTTTCCGTTTCTTGAAGAGTGGTTTCCATGGGTGGCTGAAGCAAAAGATAGCTTTACAACTATCCAGGTTGAAAGAGGTTGCTTGGCTAAACATAACTACAATGAAACATATGAGATAACACCAGTATGAGCAATGAATTTGATAGAGCCTTTTTAACAGGCTGTGATAAAAATACTGAATGGACTTTGCCTTGGTGTATAGAAGGCTTTAAGAAACACAATCCTGATGCAAAAGTTTCTCTTGCAGACTTTGGTATGTCTGATGAAATGATGGAGTGGGCTGTTGATTCTAAAATGTTTCATTCTATTGGTCAAATGGATCGATCTACGCCAACAAAAGGCTGGTTTTTTAAGCCAAGCGCAATGTTAGGAACTCCATATAAAGAGGTGTGTTGGATTGATACTGACTTTGAAGTTTTAGGTGACATGACAGAAATCTTTAACTACATTGAACCACAAAAACTTGCAATGGTTGAAGATACTCCATGGACCAAAAGGACAGGACAAGTGTGGCATAATAGTGGCATTGTAGCGTTTAGAGATAAACCACCTATTTTGCATGAGTGGGCTCAACGAGTTCAAGAAAAGCCTGAAAGAGGAGACCAAGAAACATTGCATGCTATGATGGATCCTTTAAGAAAGGCAATATATATTACTAACCTGCACCAAAAGTTTAATTTTATGAGGCTTATGATTGTAGATGGTTACAGAAAACCTAAAGATCTTAGAGCAGTGCACTGGACAGGTGGTAAAGGTAAAGATGAAATTAGGGATAAAATGAAAAAATGAAAGTTCATATTATAGGTAATGGCGATTCTCATAATTTTTATGTGCCACAAAAAGGACTAAAGCTTACGTGCAATTTGCCTCCAAGAGAAATTCCTTTTGTGTATGCTACATGCATTGTAGACTTTAAGATGTGTAGAGCTATTCATAAAGGAGAAATTGATCTCTCTGGTTACGATTGGGTGTGTGGTGCAAGGCCTAAAAAATACACCGAAATGCATGCTGATTTTTATATGAATAATGCAAAACACATTAAAGAATTTTATCTAAATTTGCCAAAATACGCAAAAAACTACACCGACTTTAATTGCGGCCACATGGCTACTCACTACGCAGCAAATAAGCTGCAGGCTGAGGAGATTCACTTGTATGGATTTGACAGTATTTTTGACTTTAATCTTATTTCTACTACAGATTTTGTGTTACCGTCTAATCGAGACGCAGAAAACACGTATAGGCTTGCCAACAATTGGAGACCTATTTCAGAAGGTATATTCAAAGAATTCAAATCAACGCAATTCTTTGTTTATCACAAGCACGACAAACCAAAAATTACTCTCCCCGATAACGTCGAAATTATCACCCCAAAATAGTAGTTTACATCCTATCACAGTTGTGGTATAATAGTACTATGATTTGGTTGGAAATAAACGGTGGAAAAAAATCAGAACGGTCCTTAGTTGAGGACGCGTTCTGGTTTGCGTTGAAAAAGCTAATGCCTCGTAAAAAAAATCTTGATGTCATAATTAATTTAACAAACATCAAAGATGCAGAAGGCTATTGCCACGGCGCTCCAGGAGAGGAATACGAAATTGAAGTTCAAAAAGGTCAAAGCATTTCTGATCTTATGACAACCGTATTTCATGAAATGGTACACGTTCGCCAATTTGAACGTAAACAAAAAATGGACGATTCATTGCCTTATTATGAACGCCCATATGAGATAGAAGCATATAAGCTTCAGGAGGAACTATGGAAAGAGTATCAGAACAATCTCAAACTGACGAAAGATACTACGATTATATGTTGCGAAAATCTCGAGAGGAGGATAAAAGACTTGGCATCGACCACCGCCCTGACAGGCTCCTTATCAAAGAACTTATTGAAAGAATTAAGCGTCTAGAAATTGATATGGCGCATTTAATTGAAAAAAAGTAAAGGTACATATTGTAATGGAAAGTGTGATGAAACTAGAACCAGAACAAGGGCTAGCACCAGATGCTTGGGTAATCGTTGAAGTGAACCACGAAGGCGAACAGTTTCAAAAGATTCTAGCAGGATGGGGCGGCAGTTACTTGTATGGCGACAGTTGGCGTATGAGCAGTCCTATCAAACAATTGGATACAGGCATTAACGAAAAATATATTATCGCGTTTACGGAATCTGGGTCGGTGTATACACTATATCGAGATTATCAAGGATTGCGTATGAGCAATGGTGGTATCTGGGAAGAACTGAAAGAACGTTTTGGTGACAGTGTAGAGATAGTAGAATTAT